ACTGGAAACCATCGTCCATCCATTTGCGGCGCGCAAGCTCCTTGAGCTCGTCGGAAATCCGAGACTCCAGCTTCTCAGTTTTCTTGCCGCCGATGAGGGAGCGAGAGAAGGGTATCGGGGTGAAATCGTCTGTCATAGCGTGATCCTTGTGGACAGTGCGGGCGTAGCTCGGCCCGCGTATCGGTTTGAATTTGTTGGTGAGAATGTGTCCGCAAGCAGCGCTGCTCGTAGAGCGCTGTCACGGCGTATGCGCCGTCAAAACGGCGCAGCAGGGGAAAAAATGGGCCCCGGTTCCGAAGCTCCGTGCACTGTTCGTTGATGTCGCCTCTAGGCTTCAACGGTTTCATCTTGGCTGGCAAGTTCGGGCCAGAAGCGAGGCCAGTCACCGGGCTTCAAATCCTTCCGTGTCACCGCGCCAGAGGTTGCGGCTTCAATGGCTACACAGCGTCCGATGGGAACGGGACGTTCACCGGACACCCAACGCGACACGTCGGGGGTAGGTGCGCCGATCTGTTTTGCAAGGGCGGTAATTGCGCCCCGGCCCTGGGCGTTGATGTATTCGGATAGGGTCATCCACGAATTATTAGCCTCAGGCTAACCAAAGTCAATAGCCCTGCGCTCATTGCCAATGTTAGCTTCACGCTAAATACTCACGCCATGCAACCGATAGACGTAACTCGACGTGAAAAACTGGGCCTGCTCATCAAGGAAGCAGGGAGCCAAGCCGCTCTTTCCGAGACCATTGGGAAAGCGCCGGCTCAAATCAGTCAGTGGCTCAACGCTTCACTTAACTCCAAGACAGGCAAACCGCGCGTGATGAGCAATGCGATTGCTCGAGAGATCGAAGCCAAAGCAGGCAAGCCAGAAGGCTGGATGGATGCTCCTGCTGAGTCCAGCGAGCTGTCCACTCCAGGCGGCTCAAATGTGGAGTTCCGGCTCCCCAAAGGATCCCGATTGATCCCGCATATTTCGTATGTTCAAGCGGGGGTTTGGACAGAAATCTCCAACAGCTTTCAGCATTCAGATGCGCACGACTGGCTTCTCTCCAGCGATGCTCACTCTGGTGAGACGTTTGTTCTTACGGTGCGAGGCAATTCGATGGAGCCAGACTTTCGCGAAGGCGATCTCATCATCATCGATCCATCTGTCCAACCAAGACCTGGATCGTTCGTGGTTGCAAAAAATGGCCGAGAGGAAGCCACATTTAAAAAGTACCGGCACCGAGCTGTAGATGTTTTGGGCAATGACATCTTTGAGCTCGTCCCCCTCAATGACGACTATCCCACAATGCGCTCTGATGAGCAGAACATTGAAATCATTGGAACAATGGTCGAGCATCGTCGGGCCTACAGATAGCCTCTCACCCGCCTCAACAAAGGGGTTCAATGTCTCTGTGACTTTTTTGCTACATGCAAAGATTAAGCCCCATCAAAAAAAGCAAGGTGAACTACTGTACAAAACTACAGTTCATATTTACACTTTGCACTGTGTTTTTAAACAGTACCGAGGTGCCCTATGAACGCAGTCATTGAAGTCCGATTGGAAGATTGCCCAGCAGATCTTGATCCAGCACTGAAGCAAAAAGCTGAAGACCGCTTCAGCAAAGAGCTCCGCCGTTGCTTTCCGTCCGAGCAGGCATTGATGCAGGCGTTCAAGCTTTTCATGGATGCATCGGAGGGTGGCCACATCTCCAAGTCCGACGAAAAGATTGCTATCACCTGGAAGAACGCTTTCGACAAGGCCCGCCAAGCCGGTTTCAGGGACATCGCAGTGGAAGAGGCCTACTTCGACGTTCGAATGTCGTAGCTTGCTCCGGCGAGGAAGATAGCCATTGTCGAGTCTCCCTCGCCTCTAACAAACATCGCCCGCCAGGGCTTTTTTTTCGTCTCCAAAAGCCCAGAAGGACAAAATTTCAGAAAAGTTAGCCTGAGGCTATTGACGTTAATATTAGCCCTAGGCTAAGATACTTCCCAGCGAAGCTAATCAGTGACGTAGGGAGCCAGGATCACCAGCCCCCGAAGACCCCGGGGGGATCGCCCGGGCTTCTAAGAGACGGGCAAGAACCCGCACGGGGGCGAAAGGATCACGCAGCTAAGGCTAGTAGGCTGGTGAGAAACCAGATAGGACCGTGGATACGGGGAAACAAACGAACGAGATGGCAGCTGCGGCACCGGTCCCTGGGTGTGTACGGGGTGAGGCAAACAGGGTTGCCAAGAAAAGCAAAGCCCAGCGTGAAAACGCAGTGCCCTTGGGAACAGGGGCAAATCAAAAGCCTCGAGAGTCGGTGCTTCTGATTTGATAAGAAAAAATCTTACGTCGGTGTCCAATCGATACTTCTAAACTCTGTAGTATTCAGTTACGATTAGCCAATCGCGTCAGTTCTCTTTAACCCTCCCGCCCGTTCCCATCGGGCGCTTGAGCCACCCTTACCGGTGGCTCTTTTTTTTGTCCACGACGGCGCTGTTTCGGAACATTCAGCGCCTTGCCCGCCTCGTGCGGGCCTTTTTATTTGGGGACTCGAAATGAACGGATTTTCTGACGCCCACCATGCCCGTCTGGCCTCTGCCCACCAAGCGGCCACAGATCGCCAAGACGCTCGGGCCAATTGGCTGGAGCAGACCTGGGCGACGAACTCGCCCTTCCTGCCCAGGTTCAATGGCGTGGTGCAGGAGGCGTTCGGCAACTTCGACCCCACCACGCTGGCCAAGCTGTGTTGCCAGCTGCAGGCTGGCAACGATGCCGCCGCCGGCGAAATCCTCCGGAACTATCTACTGGAGGTTTGCGAAGACGGCGTTGAAGAGGTGCTGGACCAAGAAGCGGCGGAGGTTTGGTGATGGAGCATGTCAACGCCACCTACCTGCGGGCCCTTGCAGCTGGCCTGCAGCTGCGCGTAAAGCCGCCCGACGACGATGAGTTTGTGCCGCTGTTCGATGCCTCCAGCACGGCAATGGCTGTGCTTTTGCGTCCCTCGACCATCGTTAACCCCGGCGCCTGGCAATTCAAGATCGATGGGAGCGACGATGTTGCGTGAGAGGCCTCTCCAACTCAAGACGCCAAGAACCCTGGACGAGGCCTGCGGGCACCGGCCCGAGTATTTCCACCCCTTCGAGCACTACACCAAGCCGCTGCACCAGCGGCTTTTCTTTTGGCTGGGCCTGGCCGCCGCGCTGGTCCTGATCGCATTTATCTGGAGCCGCTATGCGTAAAAACGCAATCCACACAGCTTGGATGCTGGCCGCCCTGATGGCGGTGATCTTCTTTTCCGACCCTGGTACCGACCTGGCCGTCGAGCAGGCCACCGCCGCCGATGTGCAGGACGCCGTGCACGCCGCCCAGCAGGTGGCACTGAGCACCAAGAAAGGAACCGACCAATGAAGCTCCCCCTCTGGGTCCTGCTCTATATCGCGCTGAACGTGACGGCCATCGCGGCCGTGAGCCTCATCGCCAAGACCAACATCGCATTCCTGTAACGCCATGAACGAAGTCACCACCCGCCCCCCTGCCCCTGCACTGCCCGTGCAGGTTGACAACTCCGAAGCCGCGAAGCTGACCCGGGCCATCATCGCCGCGGCGAAGAATCCAGAAATCCAGATGGACAAGATGGAGCGCCTGCTGGACCTGCACGAGCGCATCACGGCCAAGGAGGCCGAGCAGCAATTCAACATGGCCATGGTGGGCGCGCAGTCGCAGATGGGCCGGATCGCTGCAGACGCTGTGAACCCGCAGACGCGCAGCCAGTACGCCAGCTATGCGCAGCTGGACCGCTACCTGCGCCCCCTTTACACGGCCTCTGGCTTCTCGCTCAGCTTTGACGAGGGCGAAGGCGCACCGGAAGGCTTCGTGCGCGTGGTTTGCTACGTGGCCCACATCAGCGGCCACACCCGCACCTACCACTGCGACATCCCTGCCGATGGCAAGGGCGCCAAGGGTGGCGATGTCATGACCCGCACCCACGCCGTGGGCTCAGGCAAGAGCTACGGCAAGCGCTACCTGCTCAAGGACATCTTCAACGTGGCCGTGGGCGAAGACGACGACGACGGCAATGCCGCCAGCCCGCCCGGCACCGCCCCGACCAAGCCCGTCTCGGAATTCACACAGGGCTGGATCGACTACGCGCTCAGCGTCAAGGGTACGCCAGAGTTCCAGGCCGCCTGCAAGCAAGCGCGCGCCGAAATCAGCAAGGCCCGCGACATCCAGGGCCTCAAGGACTTCAACGCAGCTATGGGGGTTGCCAATGCATAACACTCTCTTCCGGTGCCACAGCCTGGGCCGCATCATGACCGAGCCCAAGACCAAGGCCGAGGGCATCCTGTCGGTGGGCGCAAAGACCTACATCCGCAGCCTGGCCCAGCAGGAGATCTTCGGCATCGACTTCGAGTTTTCCAGCAAGGAAACTCAGAAGGGCCTCGAGGTCGAGCAGGAATGCATCGAGCTGCTCAACCGCGTGCGCGGCCTGTCCCTGGTGAAGAACACTGAGCGCCGCACCAACACCTGGCTGAGCGGCGAGTGCGACCTGTTCGACGCCGCCAGTCGGCGCGGGCACGACATCAAAGCATCCTGGTCGGCCAAGACATTTCCCGGCTGGCTCAAGGACTGCATGGACCCCATCTACGAGTGGCAGATGCGCGCCTACATGATGCTTTGGGACGCTGACGAATGGCAGGTCGATTACTGCCTGGTCAACACCCCGGACAAGCTGATCGGCTATGAGCCCCTGCCCATGCACATCGTGGACCACATCGCCGAGCACCACCGCGTCACCAGCTGGACCATCAAGCGCGACCTTGCCAAGGAAGCACTGATCCAGCAGCGCCTGGAAGCCGCGCAGGAATATTTCCGCCAGGCACTGACCGAGTTCGACCAGACCCACTCCCACCACACCGACATGGCCGCTGCCTACCCGCAGGCCCAGGCCGCCGTCGCCCAGGCCATGGGCAACGCCGTGATCGCAGACCCATTTGCAGCATGAGGACACCATGAGCAACGAATTGACAACCACCGCCCTGGGCACCCCCAGCATCAACGACGCCGCCCTGGCGCTGTTCACGCCCTTGGAGGCCGATATGACGGCGCTGGCCGCCAAGTACCGCAACGTGGCCTACGACATGACCACCACCAAGGGCGCCAAGGCTGCGCGCGATGCGCGTCTGGAGCTGCGCGAGTCTGGCCGCTTCGCCATCCAGCGCCTGCGCGACCAGACCAAGGGGCAGCTGAACGACTGCAAGACAGTGATCGAAACTGAGGCTACCCG